AAACCGACTAAGCGATCTACTGTCTCTTTCCAAGTTTCACGACGATTCCAATCATCTAGAAAACGTGAATAGCGAGACAGGTGGATAAAGCTTCTGTATGGATCCATGTTATTTCCCCTTTAAAAATAATGGAAGATTAATTATTCTTCGTTTTGTTTTTTTAGTTCTTCTTTTAGTTCTTCAATCATATTTTGTTTTGAAAAACGTTTGTCTAAATCAATACCATAAGTATCTATAGCATATTGGTCTAGTTCATTTTTATCCATATCAGAAAGAATATCATCTTTAGAAATAGCTTCTAAAGTTTCTTTTTCTTGTTCAATTACTTTATTACCATACCATACAGCTCTTAAAACTGAAGTATCATAATTAGCTTTTACAAAAGGTTCTTCTAGCCAGCGTTCAAAACGCTTATTGTCAAAACCTTTCTTTTTAAGTTTATCAATTGTTTCTTGCATTAATGGAATACCTTCTTATTTTCATTAATTTTATTAAAAAAAGTGTCAGCATAATAGTAAATATGATCTATAAACTGTTGTTCTTCTAAGTTTAAATCTTCTATAAAGCCGTATAAATAATCCTGAATATCAGGGTGTAAATTAGAAATGTCAGCTCCTCCATCAAGAAGCTGACAAATAATAGACAATAGTACTAAGTGTTGTTCGTCCATATTATATTCGGATTTCGTCAACAGTTTCAAATTCATTAGCACCTTTCTTTAAACGTCCTGTGTCGAAGTCATAGTATAGACTTCCTGACGGACCTGTGAGGCCAGTATACCGACACTTAAGGACTTTTGTTTTGATAGTGTTTCGCTCTTCTGGATTATCAGAGCCAACATTTCTAGCAAAAGCGATAATATCCATAGAGATTTGCTTAATAGAGCCAGACCCTCGAATATCATCCATTGACGGTAGTTTACCTTCTTCAAAACTTCTTCCTTTATTATCTGTCTTACGTAAGTGACTAATAAGACCAATCCACACTTCGTGTTTCTTTACAAGTCTAAGTAAGTCGTTCATAATCTTATCTATTGCTTCGTTTCCAGTAAGCCCTTCAGCACCTTCTGAAGCGAGGATAGTGATATGGTCAACAAAAAGGTACTTACAACCACTAAGGCACATATACTCCAAGAAATCCATGATGGATCCGTCTGAGATACTACCTTGATGATCAAGTACCAGAACACGGTCAGAATCGAAAATCCTATCAAATCCCTCTTTGAGATCATCGATTGGAATTTCTTCATTTGCTGGATTCCGATTAATTGCCATACCTGCCATTTTACGTGCTGTTTCTGCAGGTGATTCTTCAAGCGAGATAATACCGATTTTATCATCTGTCTTCTCCAATAAGTCTATAGCGATTTCTCTTAGCAGAGTTGATTTACCAGAACCTGTACCTGAAGTCCAAAGAGTAATTTCGCCAAAGCGCATACCCTTTAATTTATCATTTAATCCTTCCATATAGTCAGGATAAGGCACAGATTCAATTTCATTATACTTCTCAAGTTGATGCCATAATTGATCTTTAGTAAGTATCCCTGCAGGTGTATATTCTACTGAATCATAGATAGTCTTTAATACTTTATCAGGGTCTTTAATCCAAAGATCACTAGCATCTTTTTCGTTACTTTTAGCTATTTTAATTTTATCATAACCAATGATACGAGCAGCTTCCTTAGTAGCTTCTCTACCTGCATCATCGTTATCTAACCATAGAATAACTTCATTAAAGTTACGAATCCAATCACGCTCTTTAATAAGATCTTTAACGCTAGACGCAGATCTTAAAGAGACTACTGGATAGAAGGTTTTGTATTTTTTGAACCATGCTGATTGCACAGACATTGCGTCCAATTCACCTTCGGTGATGACGAGCCTGGGGCCACCAGAATACAATTGTTGTCCAAACAAGCCACCTCTAACTGTTCCGATTGAGGAAAAGTCTTTGGGGAGTCGTCTAACTTTGTATCCGCATAGTTTGTCATCAGCATAAAAAGGATAGTAATGAGCGTCAATGTTACCATCAAGATCGTAAGAAACTTTAACACCATAATGTTCAGCCACTTGAAGATAAATATTACGCTCTTTAAAACCACGAGAAGGGTAATCATTCTGAACCTCCTGTAGTCTATTAGACCAGTCTTTTTTAATTTCTGGTTGTTCCATATAACCCTCTTTCGGGGCAAAAAAGTTAGATTTGCATGAAAAGCAAAAAGCAGAACCATCATCATAGATTTGTTTGGCATCACTGCTTCCACACTTTTCACAAGGTTGATTACGAGTTACTATTTGTCCCATCGTCTTCTTTCATCGTATATTCTGCGATAAATTTACTAAGTTCATTTAATAACAGGTATAAGACTATTGCCATAACAGGATCAAATAGCTCATACCCACTAAGATAACTAATTAGTGCAAGAAGTAAGCTGACAAGGCCACCAATATAGCTAGCAGGGGCTGCGGGATGTATTTTCATTTAATCCTCTTTTTAATCTTATTAACATAGCTTCTAGTTCGTTTAGTTAAGTCTTCTTTAGGAACAAAACGAATTGCAGCAATTTGTTTATTATAAAACTTATCACTTGTCATACATTCACAAACCATTTGAAGATAAGCTTCTGCATAGTAAAGTCCACCTTTTGTTTTGTAAAGATCAACAATCTCAAAACTAAAGTTTTCTTTACCATACTTAGCAATATCTTTTTTGACAGGACTAGAAGAGCCTACAGAAGTTCTCCATGCCATTTCTTTTCCATAAGTTTTAGAACGCTTTTTACCGCCATGATAGAATTGCTTCTTACCAATGTACAATGTATTATTTACCTTATTTTCAATAAGATAAAGAAATCCATTATATTGCTGCGGATCAAATTTATAAGGATAAGTCCAATGACCTTTATTCATACCATGTACACAATTCATTATAAACATCTCTATCTATTTTGAAGTAATCACCTATATGTCGCCATATATGGATTAACCTGCCATTAGCTATAAGATACTCATAACCCTTATCTTTACCGTAGTAATCTGCATAAGCTGCACAAACAGTTTGCTTAAATTCTTTAGGGGTTTCATCTAATAACTTTTCGGCTTTTTTAGGGCCAATTCCAGGAAGTCCTGGGATGTTATCAGTTGAATCCCCCATAAGAATTTGTTTCCAATAATGTCGATCAGCATCGAAATTGTTGACTTCATATAACTCACTCTTTCGAGGGTTGTAATGTTTGCCTTCAATACAATCTAAATCTTTATCAACAGAAACAACAACAAAGTCTTTACTACCTCTACGACAATCTTCTGCCCAGGTGCGAACCATATCATCGGCTTCACAATAGTCAGTTAGTATACAATTTTCATACTCGTTTGCTATATCAGACTTCAAATCTAAGAACCA